GACAAGTCAGAGATTGCAGAGATCGCCCACATGCCCGTGCAGACGTTACGTGCCGAGAAGTGTGACGAGGAGGGCAAAATCAATGCCTACTACTACGCATGGGACTGGCAGAAGATCCGCAACCGCAGCCAGGTGACCCGCATCGGGGCTTTTGGCATGACTACCGAGAAGCGTGAGATTTATTTCTACCGCCCGTATGCAGCAGGATCCTACTACTACTCCCCACCCCGTTACATGGCAGCACTTCCGTATGCGGAATTGGAGGAGGAGGTAGCGAACTACCACATCAACAATATCAAGAATGGACTTGCTCCGTCCATGATCATCAACTTTAATAACGGGATCCCACCCCAGGAGGAGCAGGACAATATCAATTCAACTATTGGCCAGAAGTGGCAGGGCACGAATAACGCAGGGCGTTGGATCCTGGCCTTCAATGACGATAGCAATAAGGCAGCCACGATTGAACCCGTGGAATTGTCAGAGGCGCATTTGCAGTACGAGTTCCTTTCCCGTGAATCCAGCCAAAAGATCATGGTTGGCCACCGAGTGACTAGCCCGATGCTATTTGGAATCAAGGAGAATAGCGGCCTGGGTAGCAATGCGGATGAAATTAAGAACGCATACCTGCTGATGGACAATACGGTGATACGCCCCATCCAGATTGGTATCATCTCGGCTTTGGACGAACTGCTTGCCGCTAACAATACGGCATTGAACTTGTACTTCAAGCCGCTTTCCCCGATGGAGTTTAACGACATCAAGGTCACGGATCAAAAGACGATTGAGGAGGAGACGGGCGTAAAGGTTGAGGAGCAAGTTACCACCACGCTGCCTGCCGATGTGAATGAGGAGCTGATCCAGAAGGAGGCATCATACAACGGAGCGCAGATTGCATCCTCGCTGGACATCATGCGAGCCGTCCAGGAGGGCGTTCTCACCCAAGACCAAGCAATCACCTTCCTTGTGCAGATGCTTCAATTTGAGCCGTCCGTAGCACGTGCCTTGTTCACGGGCAATTCGTCTGCGGTGATCACCCAAATGAAGTCCGAAAAAAAGTCCAAAGCATCTGATCCCGCCTTCGGGGGTTGGGTGCAGGAATTGATTGACCTCGGTGAAGAGGTTGATGAGAAGGAATGGGAACTCGTTGACGAGGGCGCACTGACAGACGATGACATCGTAAAGATGCGGGAGGTGCAATTTGCATCTACGGGCAGTGCCTTCCCAAATGCAAAGAGCGTGCAGGATGGAGTGACCAAAGAGGGGTTTGCTTACAAGGTGCGCTATTCATACGCAGGTGAGCCAGGTGGCGAGCGTCAGTTTTGCAAATTGATGCTCGGGGCTGCGAAGGTTTACCGTCTGGAGGACATTGAATCCATGGCCAACAAGCCCGTGAATGCTGGGTTTGGTGAGGGTGGAAGCGCAACATACGACATCCTCCTGTACAAAGGTGGCGCAAATTGCAAGCACTTCTGGATGCGCAAGACCTATTTGTCCAAGACAAAGGGAGTGAAGCCCGACCCAAAGAACCCACGTTCCGAGGTATCAGTGAACGACCTGCGCAAGTTGGGGGTGAAGTTACCCGTCAATGATGCACGGGTGGCCAAGATTCCCTTTGATCAGGACTACCGAGGATACACAAAGGAGTATGCTGAAAAGCACGGAATACCCAAATAAGGTTATATAAAGCATGTACCCACTATTCATAAGCCCAGAGGATCTCGTAAAGCGCACGGCCATCAATGGCAACGTGGACAGAGATCAGATGATACAGTTCATCAAGATCGCCCAGGACATCCATGTGCAGGCATTGCTTGGCACCGCTCTTTATAATCGCTTGAAGACGGACGTTTTGAACTCCACGTTGGCAGGCAACTACCAAACGCTGCTCGAGGACTACGTGCAGGACGTTCTAGTCCACTACTCCATGACCGAGATCCTTCCGTTCTTGGCATACAAGGTGAGCAACGGAGGCGTTTTCAAGAAGCAAAGCGAGAACTCCGAAGGCATTGAAAAGAGCGAATTGGAATACCTGATCCAGCGGGAGCGGGACATTGCCGAGCATTACGGCAGACGGCTCGTGTCTTACCTGACTTTCTACGGATCATTGACCCCAGAGTATTATGAAAATCAAAACGGAGAAATGTACCCAACCGATGGCCAATCGTTCCACGGATGGTACATGTAGGTATAAAGTGAAACCAGAAAACGAGCGCAAACTCATTGAATTTTTGAAGCATCATGGCAAGTCCAAATAACAAAATCTTCTGGGGTCAAGGTTCTGCTATGAACCAAAACGGATGGGGGCAGGGGTACGTCAATAATATAAGTTGGGGATTGATTCACCCGAACTCTTGGGGACACCCAGAAACGAACCTAACGGGTCAGAGCGGTGATGCGTATGACTATTTCTATTTGCAACGTGTAACGGCAGCAGGAGGGTATTACGAGGGTAGTGCTTGCGCAGTTGCTAAAATCGATTCTTGGTTATGAGTTTTTTTGACGATGCGTCTTGGGTACTGATACCCGAAGGAATCAAGGAGGACGTTGTATACGCCCAAAAGCCAACCAATGGATTGGGCGATTTGACCTTCACCCGTGCGAGCGATGCCACCCGTACAAATAGTGCAGGGGTGGTAGAAAGAACTCCGTGGAATTTGTTCACGCAATCGGTTTGGACTGGCGGTGGAGCGTTGCCTACTGGTTGGAGTTATTCTTTCAACACGGGCACTTCGGCTCCCGTTACTTCGTTGTATAGTACCACGAATGTTGCTTATTCGTTTGTCACTTCATCAACACGGCAAGTATTCAACCAATCATTGAGCTACATTACGGGTCAATCTTATCACCTGTCCGTATTGGTTGAGGCGGTTAGTGGAAGCGTGAGAATTGACCAAGTTCTTTATTTTAATGCAACGGGCACACAGACATTCTTCAAGGACGGAGTACCTGCAAATGCTTCCGATTTCGTTGTAGCAGGTAGCCGATATGCTGCCGTAATCGTTTCAGCAGTAACAACCTCACAACAAGTACGAATTGGAAATGGTTGTGTTGGAAACTCAACTGGAACTGTTGTTCTTTCTCAACCACAACTCGTTGAAGGCACAGACGCAAAGCCCTACTTCGCAACTACCAACAGACAAGATGTACCACGACTTGACTACCGCAATGCTGATGGGACTTTAAGCACTTGTCCTCGGCTCTTGCTCGAACCCCAACGCACCAACTCCATCCGCAACTCCACGATGGTGGGGGCGGTGGCGGGTAGTCCTGGGACGTTGCCTACGAACTGGTCAACCCCTGTCGGATTAACACAAACAATAGTCGGGCTTGGAACTGAAAATGGTTTGCAATATATAGATTTAAGATATAGCGGGACTTCTACTGTCAGTTCTCTTGTTGTACCATTTGAAACAAGTTCTGCAATTGCGGCAGCAAATGCGCAAAACTGGACAAATAGTTTTTACGTAAAGTTAATCGCACAACCAAGTCCCCCAGTATCTTACAATTTGTACACGGTTCAACGTGTAAGTGGTGCGGCAGGTGGGCAGTTTGTTCAAGCCTTTACTCCGACCACATCGCTTGTAAGATATACGCAAACCGTAACAACAAACAATGCTTCTATAACTCACATACAACCATATTTCCTTGCTTCGGTTGTTAATGGCCAAACTTACGACTTCACCATCCGCATCGCTGCACCTCAAATGGAATTGGGGGCTTATGCAACTACGTTCATTCCTACCACTACGGCAGCGGTGACGAGGGTTCTTGATGGCTTTACACGTGGAAACATTTTTACGAATGGTTTGATTTCGTCTGCTGGTGGTACTTGGTTGATTGATTTATCTGGGAATACCGCAATAGCAAGGGACAACGGAAGCGGTCTTTATATTGGTGATTCAACCACGCCAAATTCTGGAAATCAGTTAATAATTAGAATGGCAGTAACGTCCGCAGTTCGTCTCGCAATCATTAGATATGTAGGTGGCGTCTTCACGAATTTGTACACAACGATTGCAGACAATTCAAAAATCATATTGCGTTGGAATGGAACCGTTGTAGACGTGTTTGTGAATGGTGCTTTGGTATCGTCTGGAAACTCATTCACGACTACTGTGATGCAAAATCTTGGATGTGTGCCAGGGGTTCCGTTTAACATCAATCAATCCTCACTATTCCCCGTCCCAATGACGGACGCACAATGTATTCAACTCACGACCTAATGGAATACCGCAAATACGCTTGGCCATCAGAAGGCCAATTCATCACCGATATGCTTTCCGCAGGATTCGCCCAAATGGAAGAAGACCAAATCACGTTTGTGGATTGCTACGTTCATCAAATCGGCCTTGTTGAAAACGACCCACGTTGGGCGGTGGATATCATCTGGACGGGTGACGTGCAATTTGAAACGTTGTGCGTGTGGCCAACGCCAGGTTCAGCCGTGCATTGGTTTGCTGGATGGGAGTCAAACTACGCAGCAGCATACGAACAACATAACCCGACAGTAGAGTGAAGCACGATAGTACAAGCGCAGTTGCGACAAGTTGGTCTTTGGCCGTAGGAGGCCTTACGTTGGCCGAGGTGCATCAGATAGCTGGGTTGTTTGTGATGCTCACCTCGTTTGTGTATACCCTTTGGCGGTGGCATAGAGACGTAAAGAACGACCGATGATTGAACGCATCTTTCGCAACTGGAAGACCACCGTCTTTGGACTAGTGCTGATCATGTTCGGGGGTGTGCTAGTATGGTTTGAAAAAGCATCCCTTGCCGAGTTCAGTGCGTTCCTGATGGGTGGCTTTGCGCTCATGATGACCAAGGACGGGGACAAGAAACTGGACAAGTGATAAAGTCCCATATAGCGGATAACGGACTGCCAAAGTGTGTCTTATATCGCAACTTATCTCGGAAATAATTAGA